TGATAACAATTGTAACAAATCTTTCTAAAGAACTTCGCCGTGCGTATTGAATTGCACGAGTTCTTTTGTTCCGAAATCTTAATCAAACTTATAATTTTCTTGACAAGTTTAATGCTCATTAACGAAGATGTTGAGTTTCAAGCTATCCCTGTTCGTGTTGTTGGTGCTTACGCTGACATGGAACAACGCCGTCGCTTTGGTTGGGTGGTGCAGCATGATGTTGTGCCAACGAGGACTAACCGTTCTCTGTCTGACTATTGGGTCGGATTTGTGCGTGTATGGCGCGTGTGCCAAACTGGCACCAAATTCATGGGGTTCCTTGCTCTTAACTACATCGAACATAGCCGGGCTCGTCAAAGATATGGTGGAGATTGGCGTAAACAAATCGTGGTTAGCAATAATCACTTTGAAAGATTTTACAAGCATAACGGAGAAAGTGTACATTATTGTAACATTTTATTTGGTCGTGTTCAACTTACGACTAACGTGGAAAATCGTCAAATTTATCCTGAGGCCGGTTATACGGTTCTTGGATCTGACCTTCGAAATTTTATGTTGGCCGCATCGGAAGGTAATTAGTTTTATCTTCAATACTATAGAAAAATACCGACAAGCCAAACAGTGGGTTCTTTCGAGACCTCAAGTCTTTGAAGACATGTTGAATGGTAACTACGCAGTGAATGTGAATTTGGCGAGTGGTGTCACAGTAAAGGTGTCCTTGATGGAGAAGCTAGATGAAATCCTAGCATTCCTTAGAGGGAAAACCACACTTGAAATGGCGCAACAAGGCTCAACATTTACACAATTTAATGTGTGGCCAAAAGGTTTAGTAGTTGTACGTGACGGTAATGGGATGGCTCAAGGTATGGGCTTTCTCCAAATGTTTAGAAATAAGTGGACGCTTGTGACTTGCTCACATGTGTTACTTGGCTGTAAAACTGGTATTGTTTTGTCAGCCGGGATTGATCAGAAGCATGTTAGCATCACAAAAGATGCTAAGGTGGTCCTGGTATCAACTTCAGACGTGGTGGTAGTAGAAATTCCTTCTAATACGGCAGCGTCTTTGGCTGTTCAAAAGCCAAAGATGGGTAAGACCCCAGGAAAATCTGTTCCTGTCACGACCTTTGGATATGTACTGGGCAAATTTGTTCAATCAATCGGCGTAATAAGCGATGCGACTGTATACTTCGGATTCAAACATACTGCGTCTACCATAAGAGGGTTCTCTGGAACTCCAATTTGGAAAGATGACGTGATTGTGGGTATCCATTCTAGAGCAAACGGAAGTGGTAGCAACTTCGGTTTGTCACTCGACTTCTTACTTGGACAGTTAGAAAGTGTCGATTATACGTCTGAACGTTTCTTGAGGAAAGAGCAGGAAGATGAAATTGATGACCAAGAAGAAGATGTGATTGCTTGGCAGTGGGAGCAGGAGATTGCCCGTAAGGGAAAGTCCAGCGACCATTTCTGGTCACAAAGAGCTGATGAGCGGGAGTGGTACAACATGACCGTGGCAACATTCCGATGGACGGACGACAGTCCGATGGATCTTGAAAGAGATCCTTACTATGAGGATCTAGTGGCCACTCGCAAGAGAGAAGAAGCGAAGAAACAGGAGGGTTTTCAGAAAAGCCCCAGCAATGGGGCATCCCTTACTACATCTGGGAACGTGATCCCGAGCGAATCGAAAGCAACAACGTCGTGTACTGTGGAAAGTACGACAACTACACTGGAGGAAGCACAAAGAATTGTAAACCTACACAAGAGGAATATGAAGAAATTGAAGCGCTCCGAAATTGGCATTGGCCAGGTAGAACCGTCGACAAAGTCCGCAGTAGCTTCAGAATGCATGCCGACAAGCTCACAAGAGGAGAGTGGGAACCGGAAAGGGAAGGGAAAAAGTGGATCGCTGACCAAATCTGTGACAGCGGTTGCTACCCAAATACAACCACTTCAGACTGGTACCAAACTTGGCAGCGAAGAACTCAAGGAAATGTGGGAAAACGTAAACGTGAAAACGAGGAAAATAACCACAGAATTGAGCTTGGAGAAGCCAAATATGGAAAAACTACAGATTTGGAATTCAGAGTTGACGCAACTCAGGATTCTAGCTGGTGTAACCGCGAAGAAGATTTCCCAGCAATCGGTGATTTCGACGCAAGTCGGAGAATCATCGAACAAAACATTGTGAAGGATAGCCATCCTGGTTATCCGTGGCATAAGTTAGGCCACAACAATGGGGCGGTGTTGAAGGGGCATAGTGACTTGATTTGGGGCGAAGTTGTTAAAAGGTTGAAACTCATGCTAATGTATGGAGACGCGATATTCGAGATGTCTCCCGAGGAATTGGCCAAGAACGGTATCTGTGATGTTGTAAAGGTGTTTATAAAGTGGGAGCCTCATAGCACAAAGAAGATAGTTACTGGAAATCTGCGGATAATAGCTGCAGTTTCTCTGGTTGATCAAATTGTGACTAGGCTGAATGCTAGTAGACAGAACAACGCAGAAATTGAAACTTGGGAAACGTGCCCGTCTAGCTCAGGAATGGGCTTGCACGATGCAGGTTTAGCAGTTATTTGGGAAGTAGCGAGTGTTTTCGATAATAAGGGAATACTTTGTGAAACTGATGTGTCAGGATGGGACTGGTCTGTACAAGCGTGGGAATTGATGTTGGATGCAGAGATACGAACAAGATTAGCAGGAATGACGCCTACAAGCTCATTCGGGTTCTTTTCAAGAGTCCATGCTCATGTTGTCGCAAACTCTGTTTTCGTCATGCCTGATGGTGAAATGTTGGCGCAAACACTTAGTGGTGGTCAACTGTCGGGGTGTTATAATACAAGTAGTACAAACTCGAGGTGTCGAGTTATAGCTACTTTAGCATCGCGGTGGTTGGCGAACTACTTGGTAAAATTGCCAATGTTGGGTATCAAGGTGATGGGAGATGACAGCTTCGAGATGTGGTTCCAAGGATTAGTCGAGGGGTTGCAGAAAATCGGGCATAGCATAAAGATGTGCAATGTCCGCGAGAACATGAAGGGCTTTGAGTTTTGTTCTCAGATTTTTGTAGGACGAGGGGTAGCTTACCCTGTTGACTTCAGCAAAACTTTGTTCAGATTCCTTAGTCACAACCCTGCAGATCCGAAGTATCCGGAATATAGGGCTCAATTGCTTCATTATATGAGGCACCTGCCTACGGATATTCTGCAGAAAGTAGAATCGATTTCAAGTGCGCGGGTTGAGCGTGCACAAAACTACTCTGGTAGTTTGTAAAGCAGTTGTAATTACGTGAACCATTCTAGCCGTATTTGTTGATTCATACGAGATGGTAAACAGGAGAAACCGAGCAGCGCGTAGAGCCCAGCAGGGAGTTCGACAAAATAATAACAATGCAAACAACCGTGGCCGAGGGGCGGTCATTATCCGAAACCCCACCACACCAGTACTAACTCAAAACCGACTTCATGTTCGGAAATGGATGAGTCACACTACGAAACCGCAAATTGCGGCAAATCAGAATGTTGAGTCAAGAATCTATTCCGTAAATTCGTGGGTCGTGCCTGAGTTACTAGCCTTTATGACACGATACCAGACTGTGCAACTAAATAGTTTAGGAGCGCGTTTTGTGTCAGGTATGGAAAATACCTCTGGAGCCATTGGTATACTTATCTTGACGGAGACTCGTCGAGCTTTGTATACTGCTCCAGCAACAAGGAACCATTTATGGTTGAACCAAAATGGGTGCAAGATAACGCCGTGTAGGTCACAAGCTAATTCACCACCGAGCAGTGATGCGATGAAAGTGGTAGTTGCAGCTACACCTGCTACAGCGGCTAATGCTCTTGGCACTCAACTGGGACAAGCTTATTGGGTCTTTGAAGGACCTGTTGACGCGGCTGCGAGAACTCATCTTGGAGAAATCCAATTCTTTGTTGACGCAATCTTTGAAGGACTGTAGAGGGCAAGTGTGTGTAAATCGTTTGGGACTGAAATAGATACAGACTTAACTGCGTTGATAGTCTGTTCGTTCCCATGGAATGTAGGTACGCTGAGTAATCCAGCGGTTAAGCTTAGCGGCAGAAACACAACCAGGCTTCGTTAATACGTTGAACTGTCTTTGACGGGGATCCGGTAAATAGGAGTGGCAGTGTCCGGGTGTAAGACTCTTAATTGAGCAACTTCGGGCAATGGCGTTCCGCCTGAAAGACCTCCCGATAGTTAC